TGAGACTGTGTTGGTAAGCGTAAGTATTTTGCTAAAAATGTCCAAACTTAAATTTTCAGTTTCAAATGGGGGTTAAAAAAAATAATCCACTTTTCACTTTGCTGGGCTTCCAAAATTTTTTAATAGTTTTACAAAAGATTTCTCTAAATATATATAAAAAGAAAAAAATATATATATTTTAACGCATTTATATTTTTATTTTTTTACAAATGGCAAATAAAACAATAAATAGCAAGCATAATAAATCGCAAATAAATTAACAATCCAACACCACGTAGACCCAACTGTTTTATCACTTAAATAATTAAATACAGAAAAAAATAAAGTTAATATACCAAAAATGAAACCATTTGTGTATTTTTGATAAAATAATGGAAATAAAAAGAAAAATATCCAAGAATAGCAAATAATATTATATATATAATTGTAATTATCATTATTTAAAATATTCCATTTTAAATGTCCTTTTTGAGAAACAAATGAATAAATATTTTTATGATCCATCAAAGTATAAATTGCAAAAGGAATAAAAATAGATAAATATGATAATAATAATATATTTTTTATTTTAATTGTTGTAATACTCATAATTGTCACAACTGGTTGTAAAAATAATACAAACATTGCCAAAATAGTGAATATTTTGTTATAAAATGGATTATCAATATTAATCCAAATAAAATATTCAATTAGTTGTATTGATGCAACAACACAATAAAACATTAATATCCAAAATTTTGAAAATTCTTCAATTTTATATTTAGTATATTTATTATTATATATAATTAATAATAAAACAAAAATACTAAATACAAAAGTATTTAATGACACATCTTTATTCCAACACATTATATATTTAACATTTATTATTTATAAAAATATATATTTAATTAAAAAAAATTGATTCATTTTTAATTAAATTAATCATAACAATTAATAATTAATAATTGTAATAAATATGAATAATGAAGAAATAATTCAAGAATCAAAAGAAGAACAATTGAGATATAGTATTTCGCTTGAAGAAAATATAAAAAATATGTTTGATTCTCAAAATCATTTATTTTGTGATATTTTGACAAGTATTTATCTTAATGATTTTTATAAATATGAATATAAATTAAAAACAGATAAATTAAAATTAACTAATCAAATAACAAAGTTAAAATATTTTACATTGGATGATATGGAATTATTAAAAATAATTTTTAAAATAGAAAATTATGAATTTGTGGTTGAAAAAAATGATGAATATACTCATTTGTCTGAATGTGTTGCATTACCAATAAATGATTATAATTTCAATGAATATGATGTTTTATTTATAAAAAAAATTACAATGCGTGTGTTACAGTTTGTCAAAACAATAGTACAAATTTATTCAAAATAATTTTAATGAATACATTTCAATATTTTTGCAAATATAATTTTTTTATAAATGTATATTTATAAAAACTATATATTGTAAATTGACATGACAAAAAATAAAAAATATCAAAATGGATTATTTATTTTTAGAAGAGATTTTCGTATTAAAGATAATAAAGGTCTTAAACTAATGCATGATGAATGTGAAAATATTTATACAATTTTTATTTTTACCCCAGAACAAATAGGCTCAAGTAATAAATATAAATCTAATAATTGCATACAATTCATGATTGAAAGTTTAAAAGATTTAAATAAACAATTATCCAGTAAATTAATTTGTTTTTATGGTAGTAATAATTCTATTATCAATTATTTAATTGATGAATTAAATATTAATGCAATAGGATTCAATTTAGATTACACACCTTATGCTATCAATAGAGATTTTGAAATAATGCAAATATGTGAAAAAAAAGAATTGGGAATTTTAGTTGAATGTGATTATTATTTAAATGAACCTGGAACAATTTTAGCAGGTGGTGGTTCTTCATATTTAAAATTTACACCTTATTATTCCAAAGCTTCAAAAAAACGTGTTGAATCTCCATTGGCAAATTATAATTTTAAAGCAAAAGATACAAGTAAGAGATTAAAAAATATAATTAATTTAGATGAAGCTTTAAGAAAATTTACAAAAAATAATTCAAATGTTATTATTAAAGGTGGTAGGAATGAAGCGATAAAAGTTCTTAAAGATGCATTAAAAACACAAAAACATTATTCAAAAACAAGAAATAATATATCATACAACACAAGTTTATTAAGTGCTTATATAAAATTTGGATGTTTAAGCATAAGAGAAATTTATAAAATATTTCATCACAATAAAGATTTTGTTAGACAATTGCATTGGCGTGATTTTTATGCACAAGTTACATATTTTTACCCCGAAATTATACAATCTTCTTCATCTTTAAAACCGAATTATGATAAAATTAAATGGCATAATAGTGCAAGATTATTTAAAGCATGGTGTGATGGTAAGACAGGATTTCCAATAGTTGATGCATCTATGAGACAATTAAATACAATTGGTTGGATGCACAACAGAGGAAGAATGATAGTTTCAAGTTTTTTAACAAAAATATTGTTAATAGATTGGAGATTAGGTGAAAGATATTTTGCAACGAAATTAGTTGATTATGATCCATCAAATAATAATGGAGGATGGCAATGGTCTGCTGGAACTGGTGCTGATTCACAACCATATTTTAGAATATTTAATCCTTTTTTACAATCTCAAAATCATGACCCAAATTGTGAATATATAAAAAGATGGATTCCTGAATTGGAAAATGTGCCAAATGAAATAATACATAATTGGGACAAATATAATGATGATAAATATGATAATAAATATAATTTTGAAAAAATAGATATTAAATATATTAAACCAATTGTTGATTATTCAGAACAAAAAGAAAAAGCATTAAAAATGTATAAACAAATTAATTAAAAATATATTTATTTAAAAATATATTTTTTTAAAAATGTATTTTATATAAATTATTAATGCAAAATAATACAAATAATAATGTTAAAATAATTGTATCAAGATATAATGAAAATTTGGAATGGATTAATGATTATCCATTTAATCAATTTAAATACATAGTTTATAACAAAGGAATTGATACATCTTTTTGCAAAAATAATGTTTTAGAAATAATTAATTTAGAAAATGTTGGCAGAAATGATCATACATATTTATATCATATTGTAAATAATTATGATAATTTATCTAATATAATTATTTTTTTTCCAGGTTCAATAAATATGTCTTGTAAAAAAGAAAAAGCAAAAATATTGTTAGAAGCAATAATAAAAAGTGATTATAAAAATGCATTTTTTTTAGGATCTCATCAAGATGATATATTTGAAACATTTAAAAATTTTGAATTGGATGAATGGCAAGCTTCAGATATTAGTAATTCTTCATTAAATCCTGAAAGAAAATTACAATTATGCAAATTAAGACCATTTGGTAGATGGTACAAATATTTTTTTGGTAACATTAAAGCTAAATGGAATACTTATCTTGGAATATTTTCAATAGATAAAAGAGATGTATTACAACATAAAAAAATTAAATATGAATTATTAATGAATACATTAATAAACAGTTCAAATCCTGAAGCAGGTCATTATATAGAAAGAAGTTGGGGAGCAATTTTTTATCCAATGATTTATACTAAAAAAATATCATATTGAATTATATAAATGAATTGGCAAACAATATTAAATAAACCAGCTTTTGTAATCCATTCTTCAAAATTATCACCAGAAAGAAAAAAATTTTTTACCGAAAATATAATAAATGCTGGGTATACAAATATGCAAATATTTGAAGCAGTTAATGGTCATGATCCAGAAGAGTTACAAAGAATGACAGAAAATTTTAATATTTTTTTCATCAATTATTTGGGAAAAGGTCAGCGTGGATGTTTGCTTTCTCACATAAAATTATATAAATATATAATTGATAATAAAATTGATGTTTGTACTATTTTTGAAGATGATGTGTATTTTCATAGTGATTGGGAAAGATTAGCACCAATGTTTTATGAAAATACACCAAAAAAATATGATGTAATTTTTATGGGAAATCAAAGTGATGGCGATCCAAATATATTACCTAGAATTCATCAAAATGCATGTTTTTGCACTCATGGATATATCATAACACTTAATGGTGCAAAAAAATTATTAAAATATATATATAATAATCATAATAAAAATGGTCTAACAGCAATAGATATACTAATAAAATTTTTCCAATATGATGTGTTAAATGGTAATATTAATAGAAATTATTTTATTTGGTATTGTTGGAATGGATGTAGAAATAAATGTAAAAATAAATATAATTCTAATCATTGTGGACATGAAGTTAGAAATATGGGATTAGTATATCAATCTTCATTATTACCTTCATGTATGACATAATTTATTCAAATAATTTAACCCAATTTAATTCATCTAATCTGGAAATATCATATAATGCTAATTTAGAAATATTATCATTTAAACTATAACAAATTATAAAATTTAATTGTTTTATTTCAAATCCAATGCAAAATTCAATTTTGCAACCTTCAAATTTAAATTTATTTGAATACTTTTTTAAATTCATGAATGCATCAAATACTGCAAAAAAATGATAATAGTTTCCATTTTCATTAAAATGACATATAAACCAAATTTCATTATTAAAATAAATTCCACATGTAGAACCTCTTGCATTTTCAAAAAAAGATGGCATCTTTAATTGGCGTGTTAAAATTAAAATATTCTTTTGAATAGAACATATTTGCAAAGGAAACCATTTATAAATAATTTTTAATTCATTATTTAAATTTTTAAAATAAACCCAATTTTTTTCTACTTTTTGTTTATTAAATAGAACATTAATATATTTAACATTTTCAATTTTATTTTCATTGTAATTATAATCACCAATAATTCCTTTAACTTGTCTATTATTACTTTGAGATGTTCCAATAATTTTTATAATTCCATTGAAATTAAATATTTTCATATCTTCAATTCCAATTATATATTTATTATAACGATTAATACTATAAATAATATCATTAACTGATGATGGTATTAAAATTTTATTTTCATTAATTATAGTAAAATTAGAATTTAATTTGACAAAATAATTTAAAGATACATTAACATTCAAATGAGGATTTTTATTATAAAATTTATTTTTTTTATTCATCACAATTTTTTTATTTAATGCAACGTTTTTGTACAATCTAAAATTTAATAAATAAGAATTATTTTCTGAAGATTCAGGATCTTTAGTTATGGAAAAACTTCCTGATGTAAATAAAATATTTTTTATACTATAATTCATTGATAAATTAAATATTCTTTTGGATTTAAAAATATAATTTTCGTCTTGACTAATCATTTTATAATATATATTTATGATATATTTACAATTATATATAATAAATATTTTTTTACAATATATTTATTTTTCACAATATATTTATTTTTCACAATATATTTTTTATAATATTCATATTTTTGAAATCATTTTATTTTTTAATAAAATTTTGTAAAATAAATAAATACCAAATATTCCAAATGCTGCAAAAAATGTTTGTATAATTGGATCATCTGGTATTTTAAAATTATAATTTTCCATTAATCTATTATATTGTTCTTGTCTTTGTTGTTCTTTTTTATATTGTTCTTCTTGTTCTTTTTGTTCTTGTTCTTGATATTCATTCTGAATTTCAATGTCATCAAATAAATTAGAAAACGTTTCTTTGCATTTTTGTCCTGTTATAGGATTTTTTTTATCTCCAAAACTGCAAGGATCCATATTTCTTATATCAACAAGTGTAACATATTGAGTTTCTGTTGATTTTTCATTATTAATATCAATAGTTTCCATTGTAATTTGTTGACATTTTGGTGTTGAACCTTCTAAAAAAGCTTGAAATAATCCTGCAGGATTAAATGCATTTAAGTTACTTATTGTTCCTGGTATTAATCCTCTAAATTCTGAAAAATTTACACCCATTCCGCTAGATATAAATGGAATATTTCCCATAGGAACATTATTTATGTAAACATATCTATCAGTTTTTACACCAGTATCTTTATCAACACATTTGGCTCCAGTTTTAATAAAAAATTTATTTCCAAGTGGTTTTCCTGTAGCTGATGCTTTGCTTTTTCCTGTAACTAAAACATTCACATATTCTATTAATCCATCAATATCTTTTCCCAAAACTTTTAATGAACCTTTTGAAGACATACCAAGTTGATCTGGTGTTTTTATGTATTTGTAATACGGATAATCTTGACCAAAATATTTTTCTTTTGCTGCTTTTGCATCTGTCAATACTTCTTTAAAAATATTATCTCCCATTATATTTTACAATAATTATATATAATAAAATATATATTATAAAACAATATAAAAATAATTATTTATATTCAATGTCTTTGATTTTTTTATAAATTTTCTTCTTCTTCAACAATTTCTTCTGTATCTTCATTTTTTTCTTCATCTAATCCATCATCTAACCCATCAACTGCAATAGGTTCTTCTCCACCACTTAATTCAACAGCCATGTCACTTTGTTGTTGTAATAAACTATCTATTTGAACTTGCATTGTTTGCATATCTTGTCTCATAGTATCTATTTCACCCTTTACATTGGTTACATCATTCATTCTAGTTTTTAAATATTCAATATTTCCAGCATTTTGTTGAGCTAAAATTAAACAATTATTTGGGTCATTTGTATCATATGGTTGATATTCTTGATTTTCCATTCCTTCAATATTTTTAAAACCAATTAATTTGCCAATAAAAATTATAAATTTATAAACAATAATTGATGTTAATATAATTATTAATATTGATAGTAACATTTTATATAATATTATAATATATTTTATAATTTATTTTATGCATATAATATTATTATATGTGTATAATATATAATATATTATTATATTTTTCTAATATATTATTATAATGTCATCTGCATTTTATCCATTAGGCATGAATAGTTGGAATAATCGTCTTCCACAAGGAGGATATAAAACATGGAAAGGAACTGGACCATATCAAAATCCAATTGGTGTCACATCAACAAATATTAGACCTTTAACAAATAAAGATTATGGAAATATTTTTCCAACAGGTTCAGGTCTTCCTAGACCATTAAAACATTATAGAAAAGGAACTTTATCAATAATAACAAATAACAATCATTTAAATATTGATTCAAATCTAAGTGAAAACTCAATTAAATATAATTTAAATAGAAATGTAAAATCTTCATATGGAAATTCACTTGGTGGAGGATCTGGTGGTTTAGGTATGATTTCACAAACAATTGATAATCCTGGTAGTACATCTTTCAAAGAAAATTTATCATTGAATAACCAAGAAGTTTGTATAAATTGTGATGGGCAAAAAGTGGTTTCAAGTTGGTTTCCTATAAATAATTTAACTGAAAAACATCAACAAAATGTAACAAATCCATTATTGTGTTGCAATCAACAAAGAAAAGCAAAAGCACGTGTTTTAGGTGCTAACACAAATGTAAAAAAAAATTATTATCAAACTACTTACATGTATTTATATAATCGTTGCCAAACATTTAAACAGAGAGAATTCAATTTTTTAAATGGACCTATAAATGAAACAGTTGCTGAAATAATTGCTAAAAATCCAAATTTAGCTTATCAATTATTAACAAATATTAAACCTGGAGAACCATTATCTGTGTATAATCAATATGTAGCACAATGTAATCCAAATTTTACAGTCCAACAAGGATTGATATTAGGATTTATAGAAGCAATAACTATTTCATTATATAATAATTCTTATATAACACTTGAAGAATATTATCAAATATTAAATGATTCTGGAACAATTGCTGATTTTTTTAATACAATAAAATCTTTATTGGATGAAAATATTTATAATAAAATTATTTTGGAATTTGAAATTATAAGTAAGGAAACATTAACAAATTATAATACAAGAAGATGTTCACAAGTGTATTACAAACCAAATAATCCTCAATTTGCAACGCAAGGGGCTGTAAGTAGTAGTTCAAGAATATTGAAATTAAATGTCGATACAATTTCTACAAATGCTTATAAAAATCCAAATAATATTTATAAAAATAAATCAAGTTCAGACACATATTTATCAAAAATATGTACTGATAAAGATGTTATTAATGTTTTAAAAAGTTATAAACAATTAGGAATTAAATAAAAAATATATATATTTTTAAAATAATATATATTTTAATTTGTGATTGTTATTGTTTCAATATTATTTAAAAATATTTTTTTTCTTATTTCAACAATCAATTTACTAAAATATCCTCTTCCTTGAACAAATAATTTTGATTTTATAGCACAACATAAATCTACATCAGCATTTCCTGAATCGAAGTGTTCAGCTTGCAATTCATTCATCACATTATTTAAATATTCATTTGATAAATTTACACATTCTTCGTAATTTGTTGAACTGGGTTTGGCAAAAAAACATTTTCCAATCACATATTTTGGATTAGTATCATTTTGAAGTAATGTTTTGATATGATTTACTTCCAAAGGTCTTTTTATTTTTTCATGCCATTCATTCCCTGCAACAACATCACCAAGTCTTAAATGTATCACTGTACTTTCAGAAATATTTTTTGGTAATAATTTATTATATTGTTGTAATTCATCTATCACAATTTTTGTAATTAAATTAATATTATTATAATTAGGTCTGCATCTTTTTTCCAAAATATATCTACTACCAAATGAATTTGGATGTTCTGCTAATATTTCATTTTCTTCATTTTCAGATAAACCTAATATGACTAAATCGCCCAATCTATAAGATGAAATCATTTATAATATATAAATAATTTAATTATTAGATTTATCAATTGTAAAAACAATATCATCATAACGATTTTTATTTTGTCTTAAATCATATACTTTAATAAATTGTTTTAAATCTTCTGGAACTTCATCTTTAAGTATATCAATCCAATCCCATGATTGAACATCTTCAATTATTAATATTCCATCATCAGACATTATTTGAGAATATAATTTTATAAAATATTTCATACTTTCTAAAGTATGTGGCCCATCATCCAACATAAAATCAAATTTTATATTTTTATTTAAAAAAGTAGAAATAAAAAAATCTTCATCATATGCATTGATTGATGTATGTAAAATAATTTTTGGATTATTTTTTATACCTTCCCAAATTTGGTCAATATTTATAATATCTAAACCATGAATAGATGCGTTTGTAAAAAAATCACTCCATAATTTAATACTTCCACCTTGATATATTCCAACTTCTAATACATTCTTAGCAGTTTCTTTTTTAGAAGCAAGTAATTCTTGGTAAAGTGGTAAATATGAATGAACTGTGTTTTTATCACTTCTTGAATTATCAACCATTTTTTGTAAACTCATAGTAATATAATTTATACTAGAAAAAATAAAAATATATATTTTTAAAATAATATATATTTTTATAAAATTAAAAAATAAATTATTAAAACAATTCATTATTTCTTTTGAGGAGCAGTAACTCTTTTTGTTAAATTTTTTCTTGTATGTTTTCCTCCTTTAGTTTCTTCACTTTGAATATTTTTTTTTGTTACTTTACGTTTGACAATTACTGTTTTTTCAGGTTCTTCTTCATTTTCTTTAACAACTTTACGTTTGACAGTTACTGTTTTTTCAGGTTCTTCTTCATTTTCTTTAACAACTTTAACACGTCTTTTTTTTACAACAACATTATCTTCAATATTTCCTTCAACATTTGTTTGTATTTGTGTTTGTGGTAATTGTTGTGTTTGTATTTGTGTTTGTGGTAATTCTTGTGTTTGTATTTGTGTTGGTTGTTTTTCCTCAGCTGCAATTGTTTTTCCAATATCAGTTATAACATCAATCTCTCTTTGTTTTTCAATTTCATTTAATTCTCCTTCATAAGAAACACCATTTAATAATGCATATGTCATTCTACTTGCATCAATATTGTTTATTTTTTTAAATATATAGTATCTATTTAAAAATGAAATTGCTTTTTCTTCATTTGTCATATCTAATGCTTTTCCATAATCTTTTTCAACTTCTTTATTAGAATAATTTCTTGAGTTATAATTTCTATTAATTTCATTTTCAAAATATGAATATAATTTGTCAAATGTATCACTTGATTTATTAAATCCATAATATTGTTTACATTCTTCATTTCTCACTAATATAAAACCATATTTTTCCATTGTTTTTACAAAGAAATCATAATTTACTAAATATTCTGGTATTAACTTATTTATTGAATCTTGATAGACTAATATTTCATAACCTAATGATGTTTCATTATTTTTAAAATCATTATTATCATAATTTTTTTGTATAGACCATATTTTTTTTCCATTTATCCATTTTTCATAAGGTTCATTTATGTTCATTTTATCTAATAAATTAAAAACTTTATTTCCATCATACGTTGTTGCTATAAAATGACCATTCAAATGAGTGCATTCAGCAACATTTTGAATAAAATTATAAAATGTATCTTTATTTTTAAACATATAATGAATTGCAAATTGACATGACGATATATTAAATCCATTTAAACCAACGCCATATTGTCTTTTTATTGCTGGTTCTAAATCATCACTATTTGGACCAACAGCAAATACAGATTTAATTATTCTATTATCTTTTTCAGTTGCCATATTTATACCAGAACGTATATTCAATGAACTATTTCCATTTACAAAAAGAGCATATGGTGTATTTTTGTCAGTTTTTTTAAAATTTAAAAATCTAGCACATGCACCATTAATTCTATTTTCAATGTTATCTTTTGAAATGTCAATTCCCAAAACAAATGACAACTTTGCAGAAATCCATTTTGGAAAATCACCACCCTTTCCACAAGCAAAATCAATTAAATTATATCCTTTTCTATTTTCTTTTGATCTTGAAACACTTAATATTAATTTCTTTTTAACATATAAATTATGAAAATCTCTCATTGCTTCCGTTAATTTTTCATTATTATTACCATTATAATAAACATCATCTGAAACATCCATAATTGGTATATCTTGTCCTGTTGTAATCATATTTTCAGTTATTGGATAATGCATTGAATTCCATGTATTATTTGCTACGTTATAACTGTTTCCGAAATTTTTTCCAGTTGTTTTATATTCATTAGTTTTATCATAACGTACTCTTAAAGGTGTCCATTTCCAAGAAGTTTTTTTATTTGAATCATCACTTGAATCATATTTAAATTCAACTATCATATCATCCGTAAATATTTCACCTTCTTCAGTAAACATTTGATAAGTATTATTTCCATCTTTTCTCAACATAATATGAGCTATTCCTGCATTTAAATCATATGGATCTGTTGGAAAGAATTGTTTTGGCACATATTCTCTTTCATTTTCATTTTCTGAATCTTTAAAAATAGGATAATTATCCATCAATAAATCTTGACATGGGTTTATATATCCATGATCTCTTGCATTAAACCCAACACATAAATGTAAAGTTTTAAATTGTTTCATACTTGATGCTTCATACATATTTACTCCATTTTCAAATATTGGTGTTATTATATCCATATTATTTTCATATTTAAATGTTTTTACTAAGAAATCAATTGTATTATAACTATGATTAAATGTTTCTGTTGGTTCTGATGGTTTCCATTTAAAAGAATAATTCCATGTTATTTTCTTTTTTGGTCCAGCTTTATCTTTCTCATTACTCCCAACACCAAAATTAGTTGGTGTAAATATAAGACCATCAACTTCATAATTATAAACAATTTTATCTCTAACATCTTCCAATATTTTACGACAATTTTCAAAAATATTATAATTATTATTTTCACTTCCTTCATAATAAGCTGGATAAAATTTTTTGGATATAAAAAGCATTGGACTCAAATATTTTTTTTCTGAATTTTTATCAAAATCACTTTGAATTGCATTTACATGCACAGGTTTAAGTTTTTCAATAAATTTTTGAAGTAAATTTAAACGATATATTTTTTTTTTATCTTTACTTTTTTTACTTTCTTTAATTTCTTCATTATCGGTTGGAATAAACATAAAAGGATGCATTCTATAATCAGTTCCTCCAACATAATATAAATCAAAAGCTGCATAAGTATTTATAAAATTTCCCTGAGAATCATGTGTTATTAATTCACCATCTAATATTGAATTATGAATATTTTCATTGAATGTTTTTGCACCAGTAAATATTACATTCATATTTGTATTTATTAAATAAATTTTTCCGTTTGAATTTACATAAAGTAAATGTCTTTCACCATCTGCTTTATCAGTCACACAATAAGAATAAGGTTTTGTAATGTTAGGAATTATATATTCTGAATTATAAGGAGTAATATTTTGCCTTTGTAATGCAACAGAACTTGGACCTATAAAAGAACTTGATTGTATATATTTTTTTGGTTCATAATTTTCTCCTTTTGATTTATATTCTTCTTCAAATAATACTTTCATATAATTTTGTATAACCTCATTTTGTTCACTGTATTTAACTGGATAGTCAGTTTCTTGTAAACCAGATAAAACAATTCTGACAACTTTTTGAAAATCATTTGCTAATTTTTTATTATCAATTACATATTGATTTTCTTGACTTAAAAATGTTATGTAGTTTTTTTTTGCAATGCTATTTATTACTTCAATTTCTATCTCATATGTTTCATTATTATTAAATACATTAGAATCTGAAATATTTAATGTTGGTATCATTTTTTTATATTGATTTTTATTTGATGATCTTACAATACTTATATCAACTTTAAATGCAGGAAAATTTTCTTTATTTATGTATGTTACACGATTAATATATCTAAAAATTTTCTTTTTATTATTCCATGAATCAAATAATCCAATAATTTTTGGACTTGTTTTAGAATAAGTTCGTTCACTTTTTAAAGTAACTCTAAAATTAAAATCATCAAAATCAGCACTATCAATGTTAAATTCTGAATTTTGAGTTTCTTTAACACCATATTTTTGCAAAACATTTACACTTCCATTAGATCTACTTATAATTGATTTTATATCATTATGTTTGCAATATTCTTGAATATTTAATATATCATTAATTTCAACTCTGAATAAATCAAAATTTCCAGATACATATAATTGACCTTGTGAAATTTCTTCAACTTGAATTTTTAATGAGTAATTACCACTTTCATTTTCACATTTAAAACCAACTGATTTTAATTTTTTAATTACATTATCATAATTAATTTTATTTATTTGTTTTATTCCTCTTGTTCCAAATTTGGCTTCCATTTCATATTCTGAATTTTGAATTGGTTGCAAACTTAATATTTTTTCAGATATTAAATATAATTGATCTTGGGGATTTTTTTTATCTCTTGATTTATAATCTTTATATCTGTTTATGTCAATTTTATTTTTCTCTGTAACTCTAGTAAATTTTGGGCGTTTTGATATTGTTAATTCTTTTTTTGTTTCAGTATTATCATTTTCTTCTTCCATATCTTCTACATCTTCCATATCTTCTAAGTCTTCATTTTGTTCATCATAATAATTACTGTCATCATTATCAATATCATTTGCATCATTTTCATTTGCATTATTATCATTTTGATCTATATTAGTTGATGTATCTTTTGTATTTTCCATATTTTCTTTTGTATTTTTTACTGTATTCATTAATATTATAATATATAATTATATCATATTTTTAATTCAATTTTTTATAATCAATAATTTTCAGATATTAAAGAATATAAAATTGTTTTATTTGGTTTTTCAATTGAAGATATATTTATATTTAATTTATTACACATTTCAATTAATTCACTTAATTTATAAGAACTAATTGATTTTAATTTTTCATCAAATGTTTCTAATATTAAATAATTTTGTTTATATTCTAATATTTTAGTTTCACAAACATTTAAATCAACAAAATAAATATCTTTTATTTTTTTATTATTATTTACATTATTTTTATTATTTGTATTATTTAAATTATTATTTTTTTTTACAATAATATTAATTGGCAAATTTTCATCACACATATAAAAATTTATTTTTCTACCATCAACATAATAAATATTTATATTTTCAATAATACACAAAGCAAAAAAAGTTTTTAAAGATATTTTTTTTTCATTTCCCAATTCATTTTCTAAAAAAGATATACTTTTTATTTTATTAATTTTTAAAATTTCTTTATTATTTCTAATTAATTCAATGTATTTAAATTTTTCTTCTTTTTCAATTTTAAAACCATCTGTTAAAATATTCATTTCATAGTTCATCAATCCATTTTTTATTGCATAAAAACACCAAAATAATCCATCAAATTGAGAAATTCTGTACGAATTATTTTTTTTAATATTTTCTTCAATAATATTAGAATTATCACTAATATTATTTTCAATTTCTTTATTTATTAAATATTCTTCATTCATTAAATATTCTTCATTTGTCAAATGTTCTTCATTTTCTTTATTTTCTTTATTTTCTTTATTTTCTTTTTTAACATGAAGCATTCTATAATTTTAAAATTTATTTTTATATAATTCAACTGATAAATTATCTCCAAATAACATAAATTCTTGTAATGAAGAAATCATTATATAATTAATATATTATGTATATAAATATTTTTATATACATATTTTTTTATATTATATATAATATATTATATATAACATATTACATTTGTAAAATTTTAAGAAAAAAATGAATTTTTATAATTTTCTTTTTCTTTTTCAACAAGATTTAAATTTTGTTCCATAGTTTGAACATGTTTGATATAAATTAATAATTCATTAATTACATCAACATTCAATTCACTTAAATTTATTCTAATTCCACTTTTATTTGAATTCATTACAACATTATTGTGTTTTTTTAACATTTTAAGTATTTCAATATGATTTGATTTATTCATGGATTCAATTGAATCGCGAATATGATTTAGTAACATATAATTATCAGACATTTTTAAATTTATAATTTTTATAATAAATTATATTTATATTATTTATTTTATAAATATATATATTTATCAAATAAAAAATATATTATTTAAATAATTTAAAAATTGATTGTTGGTTTAAAATTTTCTCTGGCTCTTTCTCTTCTTTGTTCCCTTTCAAATGAACTATCAATTTGTGCAATTATAGATATATAATTATCATTCAATTCAAAACGTTGCTCTATTACTTTTGCAACAAATTCTTGACCTACTTTTATAGAATTAAATATTTCATTTGCATAAGCATGATCTCTTGCAACATATAATATAAATGGTGTTGGATTTCCATCATCTTCAGCACTTTCAGCTCTTATACCTGCTTTTGTAATATTTTTTGCAATACATCTTAATTTCATTCCAGCAACAGGAAAGCAAACATCACATTTAAATAAAACATGAAATATTGCATTTGATCCTTTTAAATTAGCACAAGAATAATTTATAATTTGTATTGAATTTGGCTTAACATATCCTTCAACAATACATTTTCCACAAATCATATTGGTTATTGTCCTTTCTAATGTTGAATTTAATTCTTTATTTACAGCGGTTATTGGTAACATTATTTCTTTTACCAATTGACATGTGTTATAAACAGTTCTAATTTCTTGTGGTTTACTTCTTTTTACTTTTTGATTACGAATACTCATTTATTATATATTTATATTTATAAATATCTTTTTAATTTTTTTTCAATTTTTTATATTTTTTATTTTTTATTTTATATTTTTTATTTTATATTTTTTATTTTTTATTTTATATTTTATATTTTATATTTTTTATTTTATATTTTTTATTTTATATTTTTTATTTTATATTTTTTATTTTATATTTTTTATTTTATATTTTTTATTTTATATTTTTTATTTTATATTTTTTATTTTATATT